ACGCTCGGCGCGGCAGCGGGTGCGGGGGTGATCTGGACCTTCGGCGGAAGCGGGCTGGTGATCCCCGTGGGCGCGGCCAACGGCATCGGCGTCATCTGCCCCACGGGCACCGGGCAGATCCTTGATTTTTATTTTGACTGGGAGGAATAGACCCTGGCTATCCGGTTGTTCCTGCCGTCGTCGGGGACCGCACCGGTAACCCCGACAACCTGGAACCACGCCAATCAGGCGGGGACGACCTACACCCTGCCCGGACGGCGCTGGCCCGAGGGGACAGCGCTCACCTCCAGGACCACGGCAACCGGCACGACCAACCCCTACACCAGGGCGGTCATGCGCTACGTGTGGGGGCCGCTGGCGGCGGTGCAGATCAGCGGGACGATCAACGTCGTCATGCGCTGCTCGGAGGCCAACGCCGCAGCCAACGCGACCATGAGCTGTGCGGTGAAGCTGATCCAGCCCGGGGGCGCGGACCGCTCGGTCCTGCTGGCGGCCATCGCCTCAGACTTGGGCGGAGGCGTGCAGGAGTTCACCACGACCCTGGGCACGCGCAGGGCGTACAACGTAACGGAGGTGCGGCCGATCCCGCTGACCTCGCAGACCCCGACCGCCGGGGACTACCTGGTCGTGGAGCTGGGCTTCCGCAGCGCGACGGGCACGACCTACAACGTGGTGCAGGCCCATGGCGACCCGCTGGCGACCAGCATGTGCCCGGATAGCGACGGCGACACCAACGTCTTCATCCCCTGGGTGGAGTTCTCCAATGTCGTAGCCTTTCAGGAGTTCCCGCTGCCCGACCTGATTCGGGCGCTGAAGGCCGCGTAGATGTACCAGATCCGGCAGGGAGCCGTCCCAAAGGTGGTCAACCCGAAGTGGGAGCCGCAGGTTCTTTTCGGGCTGACGCTGGCAGCCGTTAACCATGCCCTGACTGCGAACGGCCTCGCCGCCGGCGCCGCGGTTCTCGCGCATCCGACGATCTCCCAGGTGCACGCGCTTTCCGCTTCCGGGCTCGCCACTGGCGCGCCAGTCCTCGCGCACCCCTCTCTTTCTCAGGTGCACGTCCTCTCGGCAAACGGGTTATCGGCAGGGGCCCCGGTGTTGGCCCATCCAACACTCACAGTACAGGCCAATCATGCCCTGACCGCAAACGGCCTCTCTCTTGGAGCTCCCGTTCTCGCCCATCCGTCCATCGCCCAGGGACATGCGCTCGCCGCCAGTGGCCTCACGGCCGGCGCCCCCATCCTCGGAACGCCGAGCATCGCCCAGGTACATGTCCTGGCGGCCTCCGGGCTCGCTGCCGGTGCGCCAGCGCTGGGCCACCCGGCCATCGCGCAGGGACACGTGCTTTCGGCGCATGGACTGGCGGCGGGGGCACCGACGCTCACGCTGCCCACGCTGGCCCAGGTCCACGCGCTTGTAGCACAGGCCCTCGCTACGGGCGCACCGACGCTCGCTCACCCGGTGCTGACCGAGGAAGGCGTTGACGACCACAACCTCGTCGCTCTCGGCCTCGCGCTGGACGCGCCACAGATAGGTAGCCCTACTCTTTCGCAGATCCATGCGCTCATCGCTTCGGCGCTGTCTCTTGGCGCACCAGTACTCGGCCATCCGAGCCTCAACATCGAAAGGCCAGAGATCATCACGCTGGCGGGCTCGCTCGACAAGCAAGTCACGCTGGTCGGGGAGCTCGACAAGCAAGTCACTCTGGTCGGGGAGCTCGACAAGCAAGTCACTCTGGTCGGGGAGCTGAGAGGAGAATAATATGCCACAGATCGGGGATATCGGGACGGTCATTGATTACGACGCTGGCGAAAGCATCGTCGATGCCACCGTGCTCAAGCTCAAGTACAAGCGGCCGGACGGCACGATCGGGGAATGGATTGCCACGCTGTACGGGACCACCAAGGCGCGGTATACCACGCTGACCACCGGAGACCTACCCTCGGCGGGCGCTTATGACGTCCAATTGTACATCGAGGCGCCCACGTGGAAGGGACACGGGACCATCAAAGGCATGACCGTGCGCACCAACATCGGCACATAGCGGCGAGGTGGTAGTGTGGCTTATCGGGGCTTCCTCGGTCGCCCACCCCTGCGGTGGCTCTCCGGGTCACCCTTGCGCCCGTTGGCGCGGCTGGCATTAGACAGCCACCGTCATTTTATCGTCATTTTATTTTCCCCGTGCCATATATATCCTTACGCCCGTGTAGCGTCTTCGGCACGATTTTGCCCGATTCTGCCCCGCACACAGGCCCCTATAGCGGATATAATGACTAGTCAACTGCCTTTTAAGCTGTGGGTCGCAGGTTCGAGTCCTGCGCGGCTCAGATAGATTACTACGCCGCAAGGAGTTGCGGGCCGGCTCGGGGGCGGGCTCTTGCGCCCCTTGCGATCGTATAAAATTCGTAATAGGATTATCGCATGGGACGCCATGTAAAGCTCTACTGCTTGCGGCGGCGCAAGGATACCGGCTACTGGCAGTACAAGCTGAAGGGGTGGAAGGACTACCGCACCACCGGCACCCAGCGCGAAGACCTGGCCCTGAAGGTCGTGCTGCAGGCCCTGGAGCGCCAGGCCGGCCGCACGGGAAGCCTGCACGACTATGCCTCGCCCTTTTTCTTCCGCGAGAGCTGCCCGCGCACGCAGCACCTGGAGGGTGAGGGGAAGACCATCGGCGACCGGCACCTCCGCGAACAGCGCCGGGTCCTGGAGCGCCACGTCCTGTCTGATACCCTGGCGGACAAGGCCCTGGCCGAGATCACCCGTGGAGACCTGCTGGCCTTCCGGGCCCGGCTGCTACAGGCTCTTCCGGGCCGCTTCCGCACCATCAACAAGACGCTGGCCGTGCTCAAGACGATCTTCCACGAGGCCGTCTACCGCGAGGACCTACGGAGCTCGCCGGCGCAGGGGATCGGGGCTACCCGCTACCCGGTCCGCAAGTCGGCCACGCTCACCGTCAAGGAGCTGGCCCGCCTGTTCCCGCACCGTCCGCCGGGGCCCTGGCGGGACATGGACGGCTACGCGGCCTTCCTCCTGGCGGTCAGCACGGGCATGCGCAAGGGCGAGGTCCTGGCGGTGCGTTGGATGGACATCGACTTCGACCGGCGCCTGGTGCAGGTGCGCAAAGCCTGGAAGGACGCCGCCCAGACTGGCCCGCCGAAGGGCGGCTACGAGCGGACCAGCCCGATCCTGTTCTGCCCGGAGCGCATGATCCGCGTCCTGCAGGTGCTGTACGCAAGCCGCGTCGCGGTGGACCCCACAGGCCTGGCCTTCTGTTACGCGGACGGCTCGCGGCTGGGCGATACCTGGTGGGCGAAGCGCTGGGCCAGGGCCCTGCAGGCCGCGAAGATCGAGGCGGCCGGCCGGCGGCTCACGCCCCACGGTCTACGCCGGACGCTCAACAGCATGCTCCGCGCGGCCGGCAAGGACGCCGCGAAGATCCGCGCGGCCCTGGGCTGGCGGCAGGAAGCCACCCAGGACGGCTACACGGAGTTCCGGGCGGAGGACCTGGAAGACCTGCGGTTGTAGAAGTAGGGCTACTTCTGTTCCAGCTCGAAAAAGTAGGTACCCTCCGGCCCCCAGCCCCAAAGGAATAGGGGCCAAATAAAAAGGCCCGCGACAATATTCCCTATCTTCGCCTCTTTGTTGAGCTCCAGCGTCAGCGTTTTGTACCCGTCTTTTCTCGCTTCAAGATAATAGCTGTTGCCAACGAAATTGCTCAGCTTGCATTGGACCGGAGATATGCCGATTTTCTCTTTGTTGATATAGATTACGGCCCCGTCCGGCGTAGTCTCAATCCGCGACATCGTAGCACAGCCAGCGACTGCAAGAGCCAATACGATAGCCATAAAATACTGCACGCGCTTCATAGAATCCTCCTCATGGTTAAGCATTTTCTAAAGTGTGCCGGGCCTTTTGAAAATTGATGATGCGTCCCGCCGGTAGGCCGCCTTCCGGCTGACGCATCACGAGCCCAGCTTTCGCCTTTCTTCTTTTCTGCGATCTATTTCGTTCCAGGCAGATTCTTGATCGGCTATGAGTTGAAACTGCACTCTGTCAAGGAACTGATCAAGCAACTCTTGGACCCATACATTTTTCGAGAAACCGTTTTTGGCTTTTTCTTCCAGTGTGTGATAGGTCTCCGGTTTCAATCGAATCGTCAACGAGATGCGCCCATCTTTCCCTAATTTCGGTTCAGCCCTTTTCGACAAGTAGACCTCCTTTCATGACAGCATCGCACCGAATTGGTGCATTGTCAACATAATTCATTATCGAATAAGCCATAGAAAATCGCTATATTTTATTTCTTTTTTGGTTGACAGATTCACCATGATGGTGTATAGATTAACCATATGGGAAAATTGAAAAATGGATTGATTCCGATGACCGTCCGGCTCGTGCCGGCGACTTATCGAAAACTCAACAAAATCACTCGCCGGCGGCCCCATCTAAGCTTGAATACTCTGATCAACGAAATCCTGGAGACCGAGTTACGGGCAGATCAGCAGGAACCCGCGAAGTGACCGACGCCCGCGCGGCGCTGATTGCCCGGGCGCGGGAGCGCCACGGCGTGGTGCTGCCCTGCGGCAGCCGGCACACGCTGGAGGAGTGCTTCACTGCATTGCCCAACGGGGAACTGATGCTGTGGTGGAATGACGAGCGCGGCGATACCCACATTTTGCGCGAATCAGAAATCCAAGGAGGTCTACATGCATGAACGAGAAACTGGCGTCGGGAGTGGAAAGGCAGAAGTCAAAATGAAAATAAAAACGCCGGCAGAACCGAAAAGGATCGGAACGGACGGGATCATCAATCTTGACAGCAAACGCGGGAAACGCCTGGGTTTTACTTCCGATCTGTTCGACGGCTATCTCTGGAAGCGGGGCAGGCGGATCATCATCTCTTTCATCGAGAGCCTCGACCCGGGGAAGGGCCACCTGAAGGCGCTCTTCGACCGGATCGAATCCCTCGGCTACACGATAGCGGTCCCGACTCCATCGAAGCGGATGCGGGTGATCTGCGAGAAACGGGGTATGGTCGCGTGCTGGGAAGAGGACTACGAGATGATGGTGAAAAAATGAAACGTTGTACGCGGCCAGGCGGGGCGAGGCGCGGCTAGGCGCGGCCTGGCTTGGCGCGGCGAGGCGAGGAGGGAATCATGATGGCTTGCATGGGTGTCAAAAGAAATCGCCGGCAGTGCATGAAGTGCAAGAGATTGCCTGGGAGCACGGAAGAAGAAGACTTGGCAAAAGGTTGGTTCAATCATCTCGAAACGGCGAAGCCATGCCAGCAATTTCTCCAGATTAAAAAGGATTGAGCCATGCTCAAGCGGAGCAGGCTTTCTGTTACCTCGGCGGGCGGCGGGTTGCAACCTCCTTACCGCTGCTCGCCGTCTTTAAAAGAGGCTGAGTGGTGATCCTTGACATCCCCGAGCTGGCACAGATCCTCGACAACTTGTCCGACCTCCAGGCGTGCGTAGCGGCTCTCGGCCAGCTCGTCACGGAACCGCAGCTTGACCAGGAGTGGTACTCACTCCGGCAGGCCGCGCGCCTCAAGCGCGGGGTCGAGCACCGCCAGGGCAAGGACGGCAACGTCCGAGAGCAGGAGAGCTTTCTTAGCACACTTCGCGCCCGACCGGCCTTGCAGCCCGCAGGCGGCAAGCCGGAGGGACACGTCGGCGGTGTCGCGGTCTGGCACCGCAAGACCATCTTGGAGTGGCTGCTGCAGCGCGATGAGGACTTGATGCCGCAGCGGACTGGGAAGGAGGCGAAGGCGTCGTAGCCGGGTGCGGACAGGCAGGTCCGAAGGCGACCAGTCTGCCTGCACTCCAGTAGGCCCGGGGGAGGCCTTTCTGGGCTCGTCCAGCTCCCCCGGTTTTTTACTCATCCACAAGGAGTGCAGGATGAACGGAAATCAAGAAACCGCCCTCAGCACGGTTGTTGCTGAAGCCAAGCAGCGAGCGCTCAGGGTCATCGAGGCAAACCCCGGCTGCGTGTCCTACGTGAAATCGGAGGACCTGGAGACGCAATCTCTTTTCGTGCCCATCGTTTCAGTTATCAAGCCGAAGGTGGAAGAGTTCCACGATCTGATCCCCGGGATCGGCATCATGGCGAAAGTCCCGCTCATGAACACGATCCGCGAAAAAGCGGGCGTCAATATCCATCACACCGAAACGACAAAACGCGGCGAATACGTCTGGGTCGCCCACTGCTTCGGAGACAAGCGCCAGCCGGACGGGACGATGCTTGCCCAGGATGCGGCATACGAGTTCGACGCCGAAAAGCGCGCCGAACTGGACTTCATCAATCAGCCTGACAAATACAAGAACGAGATCTTGAAGCGGAAGCATGTGCTGGAGCTATGCAAGTTCGGCGCACAGAAGGCGGTCACGGGAGCCCAGCTCGCGCTCATCCATAAGTTGGCGAAAATCCCGCCCAGCTTTAAGACCCCTGAAGAACTGATGCGGGGGATGATCGTGTGCCGGATAGACCGCAACGTCAATGGCATCCTGGCGGACCCGCGGACGCGCAGGGTGGCAACCCAACTTGCCTTCGGCGCGAGCGATACGATCTATGGGCCGCAGGAGAGAAGGGCGATTTCTGCCGACGTCGGCGCGGAAACCCCTGTGGAGGAAGTCCACGAGCCGCCGGCGGCCGAGCCTGTGGACGAGGATCCCTTCGGTGAGAAAGAAGCCGCCGCCGAAAAAGAAGCGGCGCAGAAGGAAATGGACCCGAAGACTGCGGCCCGCCTGACGCTGGAGGAGTGGCTGCTGTCGGACATCCTCAAGAAGAGCGCCAAAGAAGTGATCCGCGCGCAGTTGGCCGACAAGGACATCACCCTGGAGGCCCTGCAGAACACGATCAAGCGCTGCAACGACTTCGAGGAGCGGGTGCGGGTGAAGGCCGCGGGAGGCAAGAAGTGATCAAGATCATCGGAGCCGGGGACATCCACTATCGTCCCGAGCACAAGGACAAGGCCCTCGCCAGCCTGCGGGTCATTCGGAACACGGCCGCAGAGAAGAGCGTTGATCTCGTCGCGATCCCTGGCGATCTATTTGACCGCGGCCTTCAGGCTTCGGACCGCGATGCCTACAACGCGCTGATGAAGGCTATCGGAGAAATCTTGGAGGTCTGTCCGATTGTCGCCGTGCGTGGAACGCCGAGCCATGACGTGCTCGGTTGCTATGCGCCGCTGGAGGCGATGCGGGCCAAGCATCCTTTCGTCGTGCTTGAGCCCGGAGTGCCCTACATGCTTCCCGGCCTCATAGTGTTTGGAATCCCGGAACCCGGGAAAAGCTGGCTCCTGGCAAACAAGGACGGCCTGGGCCGCGATGAAACGAACCAAGCCGTCATGGATGCGCTGAAGACGCTTCTCCTGGGACTTGGTGGCCTCCGGAGAGAGCATCCCGATCTCGCAACCATCCTACTGTACCACGGCCAGATCCGAGGGGCAACCATCGGAGCGGGTCAGACGCTTGGGATTGGAGACATTGCCCTTGGCCGCGAGGACCTGGAGATGGTGGGGGCAGATTTTGTTCTTGCGGGCCATATCCATGAGCCGCAGGCGATCTCCGAGAGCATGCGTTACGCCGGCAGCGCCTATCCCGTGGACTGGGCCGAGACAACGCAGCGGTCTTTCCTGAGCATCGAGCTTCCCGGCCCTGGAGCGCCGCCGCGCGTCCAGCGCGTTCCCTTCCCGCACGCTCCGCGCGCGAAAGCAGTTTGGACGCTCGGTGAGCCAGTGCCGGAATACCCCCTGGACGGCACAGACGTCTGGCTCGTCGTGCGACACCAGAAGAACGGGGAGCACGCCGCGGCGGAGCATTACCTTGACGAGATGCTTAAGGACGGCTGCGGTCCCGGATCGCGCGTAACCCTGGAAGTGATCCCCACAGAGACGGTGCGCGCCGGCCAGATCGCCGAAGCCCACGGCCTCGCCGACAAGCTGCGCATCTACGCCGAGAACAGCGGGGAGAAGCTGGCAGACCCGCAGCTGATAAAGGCCGCCTTCTTGGAGTCCGAGGTGCGCGCCCTGGGGCAGGCACCCGAGGGCCTGCACGTACGCATCGACCGGCTGCACCTGCGCGGCGCCATCGGCATCTGGAAGGGCCTGGGCCTGGATGAGATCGACCTGGACCTGGCCGACTACGACCCGGGCCTGATCGCCCTGGTGGGCGCCAATGGCCGCGGCAAGACCACGCTGATCGAGAACATGCACCCCTATCCGGAAATGCTCACCCGCGCCGGCACGCTGCAAGAGCACTTCCGGCTGAAGGACTCCTTCCGGGAGCTGTACTTCACCGACGAGCGCACCGGGGCGCAGTATCGGGCGCTCATCCAGGTGGATGGCGGGTCCGCCAGCGGACGGGCCGAGTATCACCTGTTCCGGGACGGGAAGCCGCTCACCAACGGGCGCAAGGCGGACTACGAGGAAGCCATCGGCAGGCTATTCGGCAGCCTGGCCCTGTTTGTCCGCAGCGCCTTCGTCAGCCAGAAGCCGCCCAAGGGACACCCGGATCTGACCGACGCCACCAAAGGCGAAAAGAAGGCGTTGTTCCGCGAGCTGGCCGGCCTGGACTACCTGCAGGCCTACAGCGAGGCCGCGCGGGAAAAGGCCAAGGCCCTGGAGGCGCAGCTGGAGCGGGACGCCGGCCGCGTGGAGGCGCTGCAGGCGCAGCTGGCCGGCCGCGTGGACCAGATGGCCGTGCTCGGGTCATGCCGCAGCGAGCTGCAGGCCAGATCTATTACGCTGCTGGGCCTGGAGTCGCAGGGCAAGAGCGCGAAGGCCCGCGTCGAAGAGCTGCGCGTCAAGGTGCAGTCCAACCGGGAGATCGAGCAGCGCATCCGAGAGTCGGAGAACCGGCAGGAGAAGCTGCGCGGGGAAGTCGAGTCTATCGAGGGGAACCGCGCCGGCTATGAAGCCGCCCTGGTCGGCCGGCCCGCGGCTGAGCAGGCCCTGGCCGAGATCGAGGCCTTGAAGGCCGAGGAGGGGGAACTGCATGGAAAGCAAACCGAAGTCCTCAAGGAGCGAGAGCGGCTGCAGCGAGAATACCTGGACAAGAAGCGAGCTGCTGAGGATGCAGAGCGCAAGATCGAGGCAGCCCAGGCGAAGTTGGACCGCGAGGCTGCGGTCCTGGCTCAGAAGAAAGAGGCGGCGGTCCATCGCGTAGACGAGCTGGAAGCCGAGCTCGCCGCCACCATCGTCTGCCCTGCCTGCCAGCATCGCTTTCACCCGGACGCGGATACCGTCCGGGCCAAGATCGCCCAGCAACAGGAGATCGGCTTCGAGGCGGACAAGGCGCTGCACCGTAACCGGCAGGAGCAGGAGGGGCTGGCGCTGGATAAGGCGCACGTGCCCTCCGTGATCGAGCCGGAGCTGCCTACCTTCGACGCTTCGCGGCTGCGGGAGATCTCCGCGAAGCTCAAGGATGCCGCGGAGCACATTCAGCGCAGCCTGATCCGCGCCGCCGAGGAGGCCGCGGTCCGAATCCAAGAGGGCGAGCGGCGCAAGGGGCAGATCGTGCAGGACCTCGCCGAGCTGGGAACGCAACACGACGAACTCGCCGGCAAGCTGCTGGGCCCGGAGTTGGAACAGGCCTTCGCCGAGGCCCAGTGCGACCTGGCCAACCTGGAGGTCCTGTACCGCGCCTGCCGCGACGAGGTGAAGACGCTGGAGGCTGTCGTAGCCAGCCTGGAGAAGCAGCTCGGGGATCTCGACCAGGTCGCCCAGGAGCTGGAGAAGCTCAAGGACCAGGTCGCCGGCAAGCAGCAGGACGCCGCGGACTGGCGCTACCTCGAAAGAAGCTGCGGGCCAGATGGAATCCAGGCGCTGGAGCTTGACGCCATGGGCCCAGGTATTGCGGAGGTGGCCAACCGGCTGCTATCCGCGGCCTACGGCAGTCGCTTCGCCGTGGAGTTCCGCACGACGCGGATCGGCGGGGCGGGATCGAAGAAAAAACAGATCGAAGATTTTCAGATCGCCGTGTTGGACAGCGAACATGGCAGCGAGCAGCTGCTGGAGACACTCTCCGGCGGGGAGGCGGTCTGGATCAAGAGGGCCATCTATGACGCCTTCGGGATCATCCGGGACCGTTCCACCGGCCAGCGCTTCTTGACCTGCTTCCAGGACGAGGCAGACGGCGCCCTGGACCCGGAGGCCCGGCTGGCCTATTTCCGCATGCTGGAGGCCGCGCACCTGGAGTCCGGACGCCGGCACACCATCGTCATCACGCACAGCCAGGAAGCGCAGGAGCAGATCCCGCAGCGGATCAGGATGGAGGACCAATGGCAAAATTAATCCACGAGATGAAATGCCCGAAGTGCAAAGCCGAAATCGAAAAGCCGATGCTGATGCACGACCAGCACGGCGAATATCTGCGATGCCCAAATTGTCTGGTGAAGTTGCGCCTGTACTCGCTACCGCGCGTCGAACCCCGTAGCCGGCCGCACATGAGCAAGAAGGAGCGCATCCGTAAGCGCTGGAAGGGAAAAGAGCAAGAGCGTTTTACGAAGAAAGGAAGCAGCACATGAGCGAAGAAGCGCTGGCACTGCCCGTCTTCCAGATCCGCTGCCGGGGCTGCGACTATGTCCAGCGCCCGGGCCACCATGGCCTGATCGGCGAGCAGGTCGGGGTCCTCATCCTCAAGGACCGCTGCCCACGGTGCGACGGGCGGATGATGGAGCTGTATCTGCGATACGTAGGGAGGAGACAATGAGTGGCGTGGCCGACAGGACGCAAAAGAGACGCGAGGCTAGAGGAGCTGTTCGCATGAGCGGGCGAGCGACAACCGAGTTCAGGTATCTGATGCTCCGCGCAAATCAATTGCAGGCCCACCCAGAGAACATCCGCCGGAGATACATCGAAGACGAGGTGGAGGAGATGGCGGCGTCGATCCGGGCCCGGGGCCTGATTCACGCGCTGGAAATCGTGGCCTCCGGCGAGAAAGGCACCTGGTGGGTGGTGGCTGGGAACAAACGCCTGGCCGCCGCGCAGAGACTCGGGAAGGACTGCCCGCTGCTGAAATGCGAACTCGTCGACGTGGACCGCGTCCAGCAGTTGCTCGACATGGCGATTGAAAACTTCATCCGCAGCGACCCGAGCCCCGTGGACGAGGCCGCCCACTACCAGCGGATGATCGGCTCCGGGCTGTCCGTCCGGGATATCAGCAAGCGCACGGGGATCGGCGAGTTCCGGGTTCGGCTGCGCCTGTTGATAGCCAGGCTCGATCCGCCGATCCAGGAACTCATGGCCGCTGGGAAGCTCCCTCACGGCCCGCCGGCGTGTGAGGCACTCCTGACAATCCCGGAATCCGCGCTGCGGATCAAGCTGGCTAATCGCCTGGCGAAGAATCCCGACACCACTACCAAGACGATCATCGCGACCTGCCGGCGCCTGCTCGAAGCGAGCGCGCCACAGGAAAAGCTGGATCATCCCGCGACGGATCTCGCGCTGCTGAAGGGGCCGGGAAAAAGGATCGCCCCCTGGCGGCAGGTGAAAACGTCTGCCTCGACCGTGTGCAGGACCTGCGATTTGAAGCTCTCCCGGCTGGAGGCCGCGGGCAGCCCGGCCTGGTCGCTGATCGTGCATGCGGCGAACGAGGAATGCGGCGGCTGCTCAATCGGTCACATCCGGATAGTGTGCGACGTCTGCCCGCTACCGGCGTTCCTCAAGAAGCTGGATGGCAAGGGATGAAGCGCGAATTGATCGAGGTCGCTGTCAGCCTGGCTGAGGCGGAAACGAATTCCCGGCCTTCCCTTTCCGCTCTGGCCGGCCACGCGCGGATCCCCGTCGTCGGCACTGAGCGGCCGCGGACGGCCCGCGGCGCGCGCTGGACGCCTGCCGAGGACGCCTTCCTCCGGGCTCAACTCGGCCTCCTCCCGGAGGCAGAAATCGGCCGAGCGATAGGCCGGACCGTAGTCGCGGTGCAAAACCGCTGGAAACGGGATTTACACTTGGTGGCGCCGAGGCGGAATCCCAACTGGCTGACTCTGGAGGCTTTCGCACGTGGGCTCGGCGCGGATCAGAAGACGATGGCCAAACTGGCCGATCGGGGGAAAATCTCCGTCCGCCGGCTGCCGCAGGTGATCGCCACTAATGGGCGAGGATTGATCCGCGTGATCGACCGCAAGGAAGCGCTCGCGTGGATCGCCAATCCAATGCACTGGATCTATTTCAAGCCCGAGCGCGTCGGCATGTTTCGAAAGCAGGGGCAACGACGGATGGCCAGGCCTGACGTCGTCTTTTGGCGGGGAGCCAGGGCGGCGGTAGACGCGCTCCGGAAGACCTGGGGGGATAGCTGGCTCACCCCGACACAGACGGCAAATCTGGTTGGCCTGCCGTTCGGCAATCATTCCCGGAGGAGTTGCGGGGGGCTCAACAAGGCGATCCGCGCCGGGATCCTGCCGGCCGTCCGCTGGGGCAACTGGTGGATCCTCCGGTCGAAGGCCTTGAAGTTCGCGCGCGAACGGATGACCGGCGGCTGGGGCCCGCAAAAGATCAAGTGGATCCATTTCAAATGCCCTGTAGCCCCGAAGAAGAGGGGAAGAAGGGAGGCGCGAAGGGATAGACCCGCGAGACAAGCAGAGCCTGCCTGAAAGAGGCGGCAGGCCCGGGCCGGCGCCCTCCAGAGACGCCGGCCTTCAAGGCGCTGACGGGATTATTAGAGGAATGTCGGGCCGTCTCCCCCGTCGAGTCGGGGGCAGCGCCAGATGGAGGGGAACTTGGATGACGGCTTATAAAATCGTTGGCTGGGGCAAGTATTACGAGAACAACCGAACTCGAGAACTCAAGAGAATGGCCTGGGTCCCGATGCCGAATAAGTTTGATGGCGATGGCTACACCTATCTTGTTGATGGGCCAACCGGGGCCGCCTGTTTTGGTGCCTGGTGTGCCCTGGTAGAAGTCGCATCAAGGTGCGACGTACGCGGCACCCTCCTGCGGACCGGGGGTGCACCCCATGATAGTGAGAGCTTGTCGAGGATAACGAGACTTCCGGAAAAGATATGGAATGAGGTATTACCAATTCTCGTATCTATCGGCTGGATAGAGAGATACGAAATCCCGCAGGAAGGTGCGGGAATCCCGCAGGAAGGTGCGGGAATCCCGCAGGAAGGTGCGGGAATCCCGCAGGAAGGTGCGACCGCAGTGCGCCCAGCGCCGCACCCTTCTGCCATGGAACGGAACGGAACGGAACGGAACGGAAAGAATAATAGGCGCACAAGGGTGCGCCCACAAATTACTGCTCCGGGAACTAGTGAGGCGGTGGAAGAAAAAGACGACGACCCCTTCGACGAGAAGCAGGCGCCGGAGGTGGTCGCTCCCACGGAGCCGCCTGTCCCCATGCCCGCCGCCGAAGAGACGCTGAAGGCGCGCATCGCCGAGGGGGAGAAATCCGGTGATCTGGCGGCAGTTCTTATGGCGGGCCTGGAGCTAATGAACGGCCATCCCTTCCCGTCCTATCCAAAGGAGTGGAAGGCGGCGCACCAGGTCGAGGAGAAGATCCGGCGAGTCGGCAAAGGCGAACACCCGCTTGGTTTTCTGCGGGGACTGTTACAGGTCTATCTGGCGAAACGGAAAACATCGAAGCAGGAATATTGGCGCGACGCCCTACTATCGCCCTCGGCGATCAACGTGCGCTTCGACCAAATCCTGGGCAGCGTCCAGAAGATTGCCTCGGATGCCCAAGGCGCGCAGATCGTTTCCGACTTTTTGAAAGAGAGGCAAGCGCGATGAAAGCGCAGGAGTTCATGAAGGGGCTTGAGTCGGTATTCGGCGAATACCGGCCTGGCATGCGGGCACTCGTCCAGGACTGGGCTCTAAAGCAACGATCCGAATTCCTGGGCGCTGTGGCGGGCGAGTTATTCGCCACGCATGATGCCTACTGGTCGCCGACGCTTGCTATGATTCTGCGGGTCTCCCGTGAAATCATCGCCCGACCTCCGCGGCTCCTCAGCCTTCCGGAGCCGGCGTTGACCAGCGAGGAATACCAGATCGGGGCGGCGCTGCTTGCGAAACTAAAAGATCTGGTGCTGAAAAAGTAGATGCCGTCACGAGGTCCGCGGGTCCGCGAGATAAGAGTAGATCAGGTTTCTGAAAACGCGCAGCCTCCTCCAGCGGGAGAGTTGCCGGCGTTTGGGTGAACGAGGAGGAGAGTATGAGCAGACCGATGGATCCGTTTCACTTTTTCGCCATTCTCGCGATCGTGGTGACGCTGCTCGCCGGCGTTGCCTGCTTCGTCTACCCGCTACAGCCGCCGGTGCGCGGATACACCGTCTCCAGTCCTCCGGGCTGGCGCGTGAATCCGATGGGCGGCGGCGAGGAAGGCCTGCACCGGGGTATCGACATACCGGGAGAAATCGGGACACCGATCTTGGCGACGGGTTCCGGTGTGGTGCTCGCCACGTGGCCCGTGCCGGGGACGCCCGTACCCGGGAAGAAGGGCGCGTACTACCAGGGCTGGGGCGCGTTGGGTGCTGCGATCATCATCGACCACGGCGGGGGCCTTTGGACGATTTATGGGCATCTGTCACGGATTGACGTGCGGCAGGGCCAGCGCGTGGAGACGGGAAAGCAGATCGGGCTTATGGGCATGACGGGGAAATGTACGGGACCGCACCTACATTGGGAATTGGTGCTCGATCCGCGCCTATTGTTTCCGCCACCTGTGGGCATCGCGGACAGAGCGCGGAAAGAGCTGCCGCGGTGACGGCGCCGGTCGAGCGGGGCGGTCCGGTGAAGGAGGGCACATGAGCGGACAGAACAGGAAGTGGGCGGAGCGAGTGTGGGACGCCTCGTGGGCCGCAATCCACGACGAGCAACATTCAACGATTTTCATACGGCGCAGGACGAAGGCTATTACCATCATCGCCGCCGCCTTGGCTCACGCGCGGCGAGAGGACTATCGGGAGGGCTATCGGGAGGGCATGGAGGAAGGATTGAGGCAGGCCGCCCGCCTGCGGGCGAAGGAGGAAAGCCATGAACCTAATAAATGCTGAGCATCAAAAGAGGCTGGATCTAATAAAGCAGGAATCTTGGGGACCGAAAGACGGAGACAAGGACTGGCTCATCGCCCGGCTTGAGGCCGAGCCCGAAGAAGAACTGCGCCTCAGCGTGCTGGCCACGCGCTACAACGATGAGCGCATAGCCGCCGAGCTTGCATATGAAGGCGCAATAGATAAGGCAACAGAGTTCGAGGGCAAGTGGAAAGCCGCCGAGGCCCGCGCCGAGGATCTGGAGGCCCTTTTCCGCCTGCAACGAACGCGGATGACCGAGGCGACAAAAGTCTGGCGCGAGACTACCCATCAGCATGATGTGTCACCCGATCTCGGCGATCTGCTGGCGTGGCTACTCTCTGCACGTGAGGCGCTGACAAAGGCGGTTGTATTGCTCGCCGTGCCCTACGAGGGGTTGCTTTTGGATAGTGAGTCTCGCCGCTGGATTGCCCCCGCCCTATGGGCCGCCATTGAAGAAGGAGTGAAGGCGGCGCGGCCCGCCCTGCCCGCCGCCGGGGGTGGGGCGTGAGGGACACACATGCCGATCTCGTGAGCCGTGCGCGTAGCTGGCTGCTGCGGCCGCGCCCGAATCGCGGATCGTGTACGCTTGTGCTCACCGAGTTATCAACTGGCAGCGGCGAAATCCCCGACGCTGTTGGCTGGTGGGGCATCGCGTCGTACCTCGTGGAGTGTAAGGCGTCTCTTGAGGACTTTAAGGCCGACGCAAAAAAATCCAGAAGCCGTGCACCGTGGCTTGGCGTGGGTATGTATCGCTATTACCTCGTGCCCGAGGGCTTAATAGATCGTCAGCAAATTCCGCATGACTGGGGATTGCTCTATGCGATACGGCGCTCATCGGTACGCGTGGTGGCCGAAGCCACGCCGCAAATGGAAAACGCCTATGCGGCCGTTGACGCCTTGCTGTCAACACTGAGACGCCTGAGTTATCAACGCGATGGTCACGTAAGCACGAAGTTCTACCGATTCCCCACGCAGAATAAGGCCACGATATCTATCATCCAGGCCGCCGGGGGTGGGGCGTGATTGCGGCGCTCTATGTCCAGCGCGGCGGGGTGTACTACGGTCTGCCCGATGTGGACCCCTGGGACGAGTCCAGGGATGCGCGGCTGTACGCGGGCCCATGGCCGGTGGTGGCGCATCCGCCGTGCGCGCGGTGGGGGAAGTACTGGAGCGGCGGACCATCGGCCCCGAGGAAATATCAGAAGGGCGATGATGGCGGCTGTTTCGCGACGGCTCTTGGGGCAGTGCAGAAATGGGGCGGGGTCATAGAGCATCCTGCCGGCAGCTATGCCTGGGTAGCATTCGGCTTGGGTCGGCCCCCTTCGGGAGGCAGCTGGGTGCGAACGTTGGGCTTTAGTTCGTTCTGCGGTGGATGGACTTGTTGCGTAGATCAAGGACAGTACGGACACCGGGCGCAAAAAAGAACATGGCTTTACGCTTGCGGATTCACTCCTTTGCCCCTGCGATGGGGGCCGGCAACGGGAAAGATAAAACTCGATGATGGATTCCATTCGACAGCACAACGCAGGCGGGCGATCGCGAACGGATATATTCCGGTGGTAAGAATGAGCGACAAGGAGAGGAAGGCCACGCCGCCAGAGTTCCGCGACTTACTGTTGGACATGGCGCGTCTCGCCGGGGGTGGGGCGCTGCGCGGGGGGAGTGGATCGAGAAGGCCATAAAAGTTGAGCGGGGGAGATGATTGCTTTCTGGTCAGGCAAAGCGGTTAGCGCAAACCGTCGACTTGAACCTGGCGCGGACCGCTGGCATACGAGTGATGAGTATCGCGCCTTCAAGGATTCGCTTGCTTGGACGTTGAAGGCGCACGCGGAATGCTTCAGCGGCCCGGTAAGCGTGCGTCTGTTCGTCGTCCTTATCGCGCAGATGGACACCGACGCGATCATCAAGCCGTGCCTGGATGCGCTGCAGCTTGCCGGTGTAGTGGATAACGACCGGCAGGTCCGGCATATCTGCGTGCACCGCGAGGACAGAAAGAAGGGAGAGACGGAGGATCGAATCGGATTCTATGTGACGGAAGCAGCGAGATGAGGTTAAAATATGCGGCGCTATTGACATCCGGGTCACGATAGCTTAAGTTTGGCATAACGGAGTGCGGGTAGTCGTCGATGTGCCTCTTCGGCCGTAAAGGCCGGCTGGGGAGCTGCAGCGGCGGCTACCCGCGTTTTTTTTGTCCGCGCCTATGGCGCACGGAGGGGAACTATGATACTTGGCTTCCTGGGCTGGTCTTGGCGGAAGTAGCCGGATGCCTTACGTCGCGCCTTCGCCGTGCCGCTGGCCCGGCTGCCCGGAGCTCGTCCACGGGACGTACTGCGCCGCGCACCGCACGCCGCGGATCTATGACCAGAAGCGCCCATCTTCCACAGCCCGTGGCTACGGTCCCAGATGGCGCGCCTGCCGCGCGCAGTACATCAAGGAGCATCCGCTCTGCGTCAACTTCATCCGCTGCAGCGGTCTGACAACCGTGGTCGATCACATCAAGCCAGTCAGTCAGGGCGGCGACTTCTGGGACCCGAAGAACCATCAGCCGATGTGCGAGCCGTGCCACAACTCCAAGACGGCGCGGGAAGATATGGGCTTCGGCAATACCCCCCGGTCATGTATGACAGCACGCCAGCAAAACCATGGTATGGCTATTGAATACGCTCGACCAGCAAAGACGTGAGAGGTTAGCCGATGGGCAAGGGCGGACACAACCAAAAACCAACCCAGTTGAAGATCCTCCAGGGCACTTTCCGCAGGCATCGCGCCAAGAAGGGCGAGCCCAAGCCCGCGCCGGTGACCGCGGTGCCGAAGCCGCCGCGGCACTTGAACGGGTTCGGCAAGTGGATGTGGCGGAGGATCGCGCCGGAGCTCGTGGAGAAGCAGATCTTGACCGTACTGGACCTGCAGGCGCTGGAGATCCTCTGCGACGCCTACGGCTTCTATCGGGCAGCCCGCGCGGCGATGTTGCGGAAGGGGCGCACCTTGCAGCAGTACCTTTCGGACCGGAACTCACAGACGACGCCCGAGGCGACGATGATGCGTCAGTGCTGGAACACGTTCAAGGGCTTCATGGCCGAGTTCGGCCTCTCGCCCTCTTCGAGGGCAAAGCTGGACATCCCGACCCCGAAGGGAAAAGAGCAGGACCCGATGGAGGAGCTGCTGAATGAAAGTTAGGCTCGTCGCCCCTTTTTTCCTGCTCCTTGTCGCCATGGTGATAGCGATGCCTGAGTACACCGCGCAGAAGTACATCGACGATGTGGTCTCTGGCCAGCAGGTAACGTGCAAGTGGGTCCGGCTCGCGGTCAAGCGGCATCTGCGGGATCTCGAGCGCGTCGGCAAGGACAAGGACTTCCCGTACTACTTCGACGAGGCACAGGCTAAGCGGGTCATCAACTTCAAACAGGAGCTGCGGCATATCGAAGGCGAGTGGGCGGATCCGCGCCGGCACGACACGCGGCTGCGCTTGGAGCCCTGGCAGCAGTTTATCGATTGGGTGCTGTTTGGCTGGCGTCGGCCGGGCGGTTACCGGCGCTTCACTAAGGCCTACATCGAGGTCGCCCGGAAGAATGGCAAGACCACCGACGCTGCGGCCACTGCCGACTACTGCTTCCTCGCGGACCGTCCACGCGAGATCGGCGCTCAGGTCTACTGCGTCGCCACCAAGAAGGATCAGGCCAAGATCGCCTGGGATTATGCGCAGCGGATGCTGCAGGCGAACCGGGCGCTCAGGGATCTGACGCACCTGTATAAGCAGAGCTCCACAGTTGTCCTCCTTGGCACCCCGGCCCGGATGAAGCCCCTGGGTCAGGACTCCGATACTGAGGACGGACTCAACCCGCATTTCGCGTTGGTGGACGAATACCACGCGCACCCGGACAACTCCATGGTCGAGGTCATGGCCTCGGGGATGGGCGCCCGGAAGCAGCCTCTCATCTACATCATCACCACGGCGGGATTTGACAAGAGCCGCGCCTGCTACCAGGAGGAGCACGTACTTTCCGAACGGATCCTCGGTGGGGTGCTGCGGCCGGCCCCGGAGACTTTCTTCTGCATCATCTACACCCTGGACGAGGAGGATGACTGGACGGATAAGCGGGTCTGGCCGAAGGCCAACCCAAATCTCGGCGTATCGGTGAGTTGGCAGTTCCTCGAGGAGCGGATGAAGGAGGCGTTGCACTCGCCGGCGAAACAAAACAAGATCAAGACCAAGCACTTCAATATCTGGACTCAGGCGGAGAACCGCTGGCTCACGGACGAGGTCTGGGCCGCCTGCGGCAAGACGCCGGTGGACGAGGAGCAGCTCCGGGGGCGCCAGTGCGTGGTGGGCATTGACCTGTCGGCCACGCAGGACATTACCGCGGTCGTTTATTGCTTCCTACCGCGGGCCGCCGGTGGGGCCTTCGAATACGCCTACCGCTTCTTCATTCCTGCGGAGACGGTGGTAGAACGCGAGCGCAAGGAACAGGTCCCCTACACGCAGTGGATCGACCAAGGCCTGGTGAAGACTACGCCGGGCGACGCCATCGATTACGATCTGGTCGAGCGGGAGATCCTCAGAGACGCGGAAAAGTTCCGTGTGCTGGAGATCACCTACGACCCCTGGAAGGCGCAGGAGATGGTGAATCACCTGCAGAGCGCCGGCTTTCAGATGGTGGCGATCCGCCAGGGGTTCCAGAGCATGAGCGGACCGACTGACACCTTCGAAAAGCTGGTGCTTGCCCGCCGGATCGCGCACGGCAACCATCCGGTCATGGCCTGGATGATGAGCTGTACCGAGGTCAAGAACAATGCGCACGACGACAAGATCCCGGTGAAGCCCGACCGGCGTAAGAGTGCGAAGCGCATCGACGGCGTCGTGGCCTCGATCATGGCCACTTCAAGGGCGCTGTCCCTGGCCGAAATACCGGCCGGCGACTACCGCAATGAGCCGACGCCACGGCCACAGGCCGCGGGCATGAGGGAGATGGTGTTCTAGGATGCCAGAGACGGAGAAGAAGCTGACTACCCCGGAGGTCGGCGTCACCGGCAACGTCGGCGGCTGGGGCAGTCGGGCGAACTTCATCACCGGCGAGCACCTCGCCAAGCTTGAGGGGCCGGCCGGTCGGCTGATCTACGACAAGATGCGCCGTAGCGACCATCAGGTCCAGGCGGTCCTGCGCGCGATCATGCTTCCGATCCGCCAGGCAGACTACTACATGAAGCCGGCGAGCGACGAGGAGCAGGACGTCAAGATTGCGGGGATCCTCCAGCGTGCGCTCATGGAGGAGATGAGCGCGGCCTGGGACGACACGGTGCGTCACGCCCTGCTGATGCTTCCTTTCGGCTTCTCGCCGCTGGAGAAGGTCTACGAATACCGTGACGGCCTGATCCTGCCGCGGAAGCTGGACCCGCGGCTGCCGCAATCGGTGATCCGCTGGGAGTACGACGAGAAAAAGCGACGCACAACGCACATGGTCCAGTGGGACCCGCACGCGAGGGAGATCTCGATCCCGATCGAGAAGCTGATCGTGTTCAGCACCGACAAAGAGGGCGATTCCTGGGAGGGCATCTCAATCCTGCGGGCGGCCTTCAAGGCCTGGTACATCAAGGACGACCTGGAGAAGACGAACGCGATCATGCACGCCCGCTGGGGCGCGGGCCTGCCGGAGGCCAAGCCGCCGACAAGCGTAGCGCAGGGCTCGCCGGCCTGGGCAGAAGGTAAGAAGACGCTGGAGGACATTCACGCCAACGAGAAGGCCTACGTCATGTTCCCCAACGGCTGGGAGTTCAAAATCCACGGAGGCCAGGAGGGGAAGGGCACCGACATCCTGGGCTCGATCAAATACTACGACGAGGCGATCGCCAAGGCCATGCTCGCCATGCACATCAACCTCGGCACCTCCGAGACGGGGAGCCGGGCGCTCGGGCAGTCCTTCATCAGTGCTTTCCTAATGGCGACCCAGGCCTGGGCGGACTATATCGCCGAGGTGATCGACCGTTTCTGCGTGCGCGAGCTCGTCGACCTGAACTGGAAGGTGAAGCGCTATCCGCATTTCCTTTGCAAGCGCATCCACGGCCTGGACCTGCAGGCGATCGGCTACCTGGCCCAGGCGGGCGTGATCACGAACACGCGCGACCTGGAGAACGACCTACGCGAGGTCTTGCGCCTACCTGAGATCCTGGATGCGGAGGAGTGGGACAGGCAGCAAGAGCGGAAGCCCAAGACGCCAAGAGAAACGAGGGAAGGAGAATAAAAATGCCGCTACCTTCAGAACATTCATGTCGGCTGAAAGATCCTGGAAAATACGACCGCCTGCGTCGCAAAAACTGCGACCAGAAGCATGAGGGAAAGTGCATCGACGTCATTTACGGCGTCAAGGATAACAAGTCCGAGGTCCAGGCTCTGCGCTACCCGAAGGACATCTGGACCGCGGCCGACGCGCGCGAACATTGCAAGGCACGCGGAGGCAACTTCGAGGAAGCCTCCAAGGAGGAGGACCTGGCCGCGCGGCGGTGGTACGCCATCAAGCAGGAAAAAGAGGATACTGCCGAGATCTCCATCTTCGACGAGATCGGCGGCTGGTTCGGCCAGACCCTGGCGGATTTCAAGCGTCGCTGGGACGAGATCAAGGACAAGAAGGCGATCAAGGTCCTGATCAACTCCCCGGGCGGGGACCCCTTCGACGGCATGGCCATTTATAATTTGCTGGCTGCCCGCAGGGAAAAGGTCAGCATCGAGATTCTCGGCGTGGCCGCCTCGATCGCCTCCGTGATCGCCATGGCTGGCAAGGAAGTGATCATGGGGGAGGGGTCCTATCTCATGATCCACAATCCCACCGGCTGCTGTGTTGGGGAGGCCAAGGACATGCTGAAGATTGCCGCGGTCTTGGAGAAAATCCAGGGGCAGATCGCCAACGTCTATGCCGGCCGTTCCAACCTGACCAAAGAGGAGTTGCTGGCCCGGATGGCCGAGGAAACCTGGTACACGCCCGCCGAGGCCTTGGAGGCCGGCCTGGCCGATGCTGTTCTGGACCACGGACCAGTAAAGGCAGCCTTCGACCTGACCGGCTTCGGCTATCGCCGCGTGCCGTCGCGGTTGGCGGAATTCGCCGCCTCGGCTAGGGCGGCTTTGCAGACGTCTGTAAAAGAATCGGGAGGGAACATGGAAAAGACTGTGACCGAATTGCTCGCCGAGCTGCAGCAACTGAGCGAGGAAGAGCGGGCGCAACTGAGCGAGGAGGACAGGAAAAAGATCGCCGAATTGTTCGGCTTCGCCAAGCTCGAGCAGCAGATCGCCGACCTCACCGGCAGCGTCAAGGCCCTGCAGGAGAAGGCCAGCCTGCAGGAAGAGAAGCTCGCCCTGCTGCAGGCGGAGAAGGACACCGCGGCCAAGGAGGCAGCCGACCTGCGCCTGGAAAAGGCCAGGGCCGAGAAGACCCAGGCGATCGAGGCGGCCCTGGCGGCCGGCAAGATCGCGCCCGTCAACCGCGCGCTCTGGGAGGCGCTCTACGATAAGGACCCCGAGGGGACTCGCAAGCTGCTCGAGGCGCAGCAGCCCGTCGTGGACCTCGGCGAGCGAGGCACCGCCACGGGCGGTGAGGAATCGGATCTGACTCCGGAGGAGCTGGCGATGGCCGCGAAGGCCGGGATCAGCAAGGCAGACATGGACAAGTACGGCCCCAAAGAGGCCGGGAAGGAGAAATAGAATATGGCGCTTACAGTAGACAGGCATTATGCAGTCTCGGGTCTCACCGAGGTCCTGCACGGCAAGCTCACGGCCGCCGTCACCTACTACAAGGGTGGCATCGTGCAGTGGGACGCCACGACCGGGCTCCTGAAGAAGCCGGCGGACGTGGCCGGGGAGTTCCCCTGCGGCGTGCTCAAGGCCGGCAAGGTCGTCGCCGCAGCCGAGAACCCGAACGCTGAGGTCGAGGTCGGCAAGATCTGGGTCCCATTCGCCGCGGCGGAGCAGGCGGACGTCGGAGACTGGATCTATGCCACCGACGACGGCACGCTCACCAAGACGCCGCCTACCAATGCCGGACCCTGCGGCATCGTCGTGGACTTCAAGACCGGCTTTGTGCTGGTCGATTTCCGCAAGGGAGCGCCGAAGGGCGCCATCCTGTAAGGGAGGAGGGAAACCAATATGCTTACCTCAACTCAAATCGTCGCGGCCCAGAAGGTCATGCAGACGATCTTCAACCAGTCTATGGCCGCGATGGCCATCAGCGATCCCTGGACAGCTATGGCCCTGCTGGCCACGGAGATCCCGTCCACCGGAGCGGAGGAGGATTACCGCTGGCTGGCCGAACTGCCGCTTTTCGAGGAATGGTTCGGGGACCTGACCGTCGAGGATCTCGGCGAATACTCCTACACGCTGAAGAACCGGCATTTCGCGGCCAGCGTGGGGGTCGATCGCAACGAGATCGCGGACGACAAGTGGAACCTGATCAATCCTCGCATCCAGGGTCTCGCGTTGCGCGCGAAGCAGCACCGCGGGAAGCTGATCGAGGATCTGGTCCTGGGCGGCACGACCTACAAGGCTTTCGACGGGATCGCCTTTTTCAGCGACGTGTCCGGCGTGCGGATCAACGACAATCTGCTGGCCGGCACGATCTCGGCGGCGACGCCGACCATCGCGCAGGTGGAGGCAGACCTCGAAACGGTGCGCCAGGCCATGATGCAGTTCAAGGACGGCCGGGGTCAGCCCATCGGCGTGGTGCCGACCGTCTACGCGGTGCACCCGAAGCTGGAGCGGTTGTTCCGCACGGTGATGCGCTCCACGGCCGACCCGGGTCTGAGCCATGCCGGCACCTACAACCCCTTCGCCGAATGGATGAAGGGAGTAATCCCGCTTCCGAGCGCGACCGACGTCAACGACTTCTACGCCTTCTGTGTGGACTACCCGGTCAAGCCCTACGTCTGGCAGAACCGCCAGGAGGTCGAGACTGAACTGGTCGAGCAGAAGCTCAACAAGAAGCTCGTCTTCAAGGGCGACTACCGCGGGAACGCCGGGCTCACCATGCCGGTGCTGGCCGCGAAGGTCGTTTCCGCCGCCGCCTAAGCAGGGGCCCTGCGGAATGAAGTGAACTCAAGAGGTGGGCGGATACTTCCGCCCACCTACTCCAAAACAGGAGAAGGGAGAGAGACATGGTAAAGCTGGTCAAGATCCGCTACATCGGCGGCACGGCTGCGGGCTTCGAGCACGTGATGAAAGAGGTCCTTGCGCGGGTGCTCGAAAAGCGCGGGCAGATCGAGATCCTGCCGGGCGATGTGGTCGAGGCGAAGAAGGAATCGAAGAAGAAGACGGAGACCAAGGAGTAAGACCTCATGGCGGACTACTGCACCTCGGACGATGTGATCCGGGAGCTCCCCGAGGTCAAGATCGATACTAACACGAAGCCCACCAAGGCCGAGGTCGACCAGTTCTGCTCTGACATCACCGCGGAGATGGACGCCCGCCTCCGGGCCGTGGGGATCGCGGTCCCGGTGACGGACGAGGACCTACTCAAGGTGCTCAAGCCGATCGCCGCCAATGGTGCGAAAGCGAAGGTCCTGCGGGCGAAACAACTCGAGGAGGGTGGGGGCGAGAGGGCGGCGACCTTCGAGGAGCTCTACCAATCGGCCCTGGGGCGCATCGAGGAGCGGCCGGCGATTCTGCGGGAGGTCGACAGCCCGGGCCGGCCGGAGGGGACCGCGCGGGAGGACGAAGATATCCGGTTTACCCGCACCGGGGACGAGTGGTAGCAGGCCATGGAAGACACACTGGCGGGGATCAAGGCCTATTTCGAGGCGACGCTCGCCGCGGAACTCGTGGCCATTGGAACTGAGCGGGGCGTGACCGTGCCGCCCTGGAAGGCGCTGGACACCTGCGAGGTCAAGGACCCGCAGTATCCGGCCATCGAGATCCAGCCAGGCGCGATTGAGTACGACTACGGCGCCGAGGAGGCGCCTCTCCTGGAGCCGGCGGAGCACCACCAGGCGTTCGTGGAGGTCACGCAGGCCGGCTCGGAGCGCAAGGCGGTCCAGGAGGACCTGCTGCGTTATGCCGAAGGCCTCCGGCGGATCACCGTTGAGGACGAATCCTACGGAGGCCGGTTCAACTGGGTGCGGCTCGTCCGGGCGGACTTCGCAGGCCTACCGGAGGCGCAGGGGAAGGGACAGATCCTGCAGAAGCTGCGCGTGGAGCTTCGGGTGCGCATCTTCCGATAGGAGGCGGCGGTGTTCCACATCACCCTAACGGTCGACGACAGCATCAGCAAGCAGCTCGCGCAGTTCGGCGAGGAGGCCCCGCGGCTGCTGGATTCGGTACTGCGGGGGGTGGCCACGAAGTTCAGGGAGTTCATTGTCCGCGGCTTCCTGAGCGGTCAGATGCTGAAAAAAGTAACGGGCGGCACCCAGAAGTCTGTTAAGGCCGTGAAGTCAAAGAAGTATCCGCATACCTACTGGGTCTACAGCCCGGCTGCGAATCTCTGGGAGAACTTCAAGACGCGGCCGCGCCGGCCGTTCATGAGCGCCTCGGCCAGCGCGTTCGATTTCGACGGCGAACTCACGCGGGCAACGGAGAAGGTTGTCGGGCAGGAGCTCCGGAAACGGGGCCTGTGAAAACGTAAGAAAGGACAGAGGAGGAAAAGACCATGCCTGCTGTAAACAATATCAAGCTGACCATCGGCGGACCGGAAGCCACGCCAGGGGGCGCCGAGGCCAGGACGCACGTCATTCCGGTCCGCGGAGTGCCGGCGCTGGATAAGAAAGCGGAGCGCGGGCTGGATCCGGCCATCATCGGCACCAACATGGACGCCGGTGAGTACCTGCTGGCTGACTCGGTGGCCGGCGGGATCCCGCTGGCCTTCCGCTCCGTGGCCGGCATCGGGAAGCTCCTGAAGAGTCTCCTGGGCACGGAGGCTACGCCGGTCCAGGTCGCCGCCGAGATCCGGATCCGCTACAAGGGCTCTTCGGCGAGCTGCAAGCTGGTTTCCGACACAACCGCGAATACCCTGAAATCCTATATCGGGGCCCTCGGCGCCGAGGCGCTGGATACCAACTTCGGGACCGCCGGATCGATCGACCTGACGGCAGTCGGCAATGACACCATCGGGGAGCTAGTCGCGCTGATCGACGGCTACGCCGACTATGAATGCACGAAGCTGTTCGGGAACGACTCCGTGTCCTCCGGCGAGATCGTCACCGTGGCCGCGGTTCAGGGCAAGAACAAATGGGCCTATTTCCTGTTTGCCGGCGCCGCCACCGGCGTCTACGCCCATGTGTTCAAATCCAATCTGTCGAACACGGAGCGACCGACCTACTCGATCCAGAAGGATGGATTCCAGGACAACTTCCTCTTCGCCGGCTGTGCGGTGAGCTCGCTCAATCTATCCGCCGCGCTCAAGGCTATGGTAGAGGCGGATTGCGAGATTCTGGGATTCAGCGAGGCGGGGAGCCAAACGGCTTCCGAGCTTATCCTGGAGGATATCGATCCGCTGATTTTCCACAAGGGGAGCTTCTCCCTGGGCGCAAAGGAATATACCTTCATCCGCAACCACAGCCTGGCGATTGCCAACAACCCGAACGCGGAGGGCTACGGTCAGGGCACGCCATCGCGCCAGTACCACCAGAAGGGGAAGTTCGCCGTCACCGGGGACTGCCAGCTGCGGCTGGACTCGGATTCCTTTGTGGAGCGAGCGAAAATCTTCGATGGGGCCCTGGCGGCCTGCTCGTTCTACTACAAGGGCAAGATGCTGACCGGCGTGATCCCGGAGCTGATGCTCCTCGAGCTGCCCTTCTGTTCGATTAGCAGCTTCGAGTTCACGGAAAACAACGGTATTTTCGACGCCAAGATCTCGCTAATAGCGCTGAAACCCAAGGGAACCCTCTATGACGATCCGCTCACCATCACCATGCTGACCAAGGATTCGGGGGCCTATTGATGGGCTGGAAAGACGCTACGCGCAGAAATCTGGTCGGCGGAAAGGTGGAGCTCGTCGCGACCGGGAAGGAATGTTGGATCCGGCCGAAAAAGCTTTCAACGGCTGCCGCAGACCGGATTAACGAGCTGCAGCGCGGGGTGTTTGCCGACGCGGAGAATCGGGCAAAGATCCGTAAGTTCCGGGAGATCGAGGAGCGGTTGAAGGCGGAGGGCAAGAGCATCGAGGACGCGGACTCCATGGAACTCATGGAGTGCGCCCCGCAGATGGAGGCCGGCTACCGGAACGAGATTTTCCAGATCGCCCTAGAGCATGGGATCGGCGAGCATAACTTCGTGGACGATACCGGGAACCTCGTCGGCCAGGGGAAGATCTTCGACGAAAGCACCATTGTGGGGATCTTGGACTGGGAACCCCTGGCCGCGGAGATCTTCCAAGCGATACAGGAGTATAACCGCCCTTTAGCCAGCAGGAGCGGCGGGAGCTCCATGACGTCGTCGGATGGCTCCACCAAGGATCCCGTTTCGAAGAAGGAGACGAGCTCCCCGACGGAAGCATCCCCTTCGAGCTGATCCGGCGCTGGGAGTCCTGGGTCATCGAGTGCCTGGACCTGCTCGACGGCGACGGGACCTTCCGGCACTACCCCTACCCGGGAAGCCGGCGGGAGCAGCCGGCATTCGACATGGACGTGTTTCGGGTAATCCGTGGGGCCTGGGTGGAATTGAGGAACGAGGAGATGAAGGAGTCCACTCGTGGGTACGGCCACAAGTAGAGTCAAGATCCAAGGCGAAGAATCTGTAAGCACTGCCGCGGAGAAAGCGAGCCGCTCCATCCGTCAGATGAAGAGCGACATGGAGAAGACCGTCGCCCCGCTGAAAGCGCTGAAAGATCTGTTCACCACGGGCTTCGCGGTGGGCGGCATGATTGCGGCCGCGCGGCAGATCATCGATGTCGCCTCCAAAGCCTTGAAGGCCTACGCTGAAAACGAGAAGGCCGTAGTGCAGCTCAACATTGCCCTGGCCAACAACTCCCGCGTAACGGCCGACACCTCGCGCAACCTGATTGCCTTTGCCGATTCCATGTCCCGGACTCTGGGCGTAGAGGATGAAGCGATCCTGGCCCAGGCGGAATATCTGGCCTCCCTGAATCTTACCGAAATCCAGATCAAAGAGGTCCTGCGCGCCTCCCTGAACATGTCCGCCTCCGGGGTGATTCCGCTGGAGGGGGCGGTGCGCGGCCTGGCTGCGACGCTGAGTGGTACCGTGGGCCAGTTTGGCCGATTGTTTCCCGCCGTCCGCGATCTCACCGAAGAGCAGCTCCGCCATGGAGCCGCGATCGATCTGGTCGCCGGCGCCTATCGCGGCATGGGCGAGGCCTCCGCGCAGACCGTGCTCGGGATTCAAGCCCGGTGGAAAGTCCTGATCGGGGAGCAGTTCGAGAAGATCGGGAAGGTCCTGGCTCCCGAGTTTGCCCGAGGCGCGCAAGCCGCCATGCCCTACATCGACCAGGTGGGCGACGCCCTAGCCAAGGTCACCCTGGCACTCGTCAGGCTGGGAGAGGGCGTCGGGTTGTGGTTCAAGTTTTCCTACGTGACCTTCTCCAACTTCATCAAAATCATGGTGGATATAGTTGGCACTGTCGCCAAGCTGATTTGGGCGCCGCTGGAAGTGTGGTTTGGCGATGTGATCTACCGCATCAAAACCGCCTTCGTGAATGTCATCAATTGGCTCATCGATCAAACGGAGGCGATGCTTCAAAGAATCGGCACAGGGCTGAAGAAGCTCACGGGCGGGGTTCTCGGTGGCGGCATGGCTGGGCTGCAACTCGGCGGCATTGCGCTGCCCAAGCCGCCCGAGGAAGGCCGCACCATCATGGGGGAATGGGGGCGAATCCTAAAGGAGTTTGCCGACCGGGCCGAGAAGATGGGCGAGGAGGAGGCGAAGCTAATCAAGCAGATGCTCGCCTTGCTGAAGCCGGCTGGAGCCTTTGCGCCTCCGGCGCGCCTCGGCTTGGCGACCGAAGCGGCGGGCCCCTCTGCGGCGGAGATCCGGGCGACGATCGATGCCATGGGAGGCACGGCGTGGGGCGTGGAGGTAGCCACTCGGGCAGCGACCGAAGCATCCTTGGCGGCTGCGAAAGAAGCCTTCGAGTCGGGAGCCTATGGTGTCCCCGGCGGGGCCGGCGGCGGGCAAACGGGCGGCATGCCTCAGTGGCTCGTAGGCCTTTTGGAAGCCTTAGGGAGCGGACTGAAATGGGTCACGGCACAACTGGGTAGTCTAGCGCTGCAGGGAATTACCAGTCTCTTTAATTTGCTTATGGCATCCGAGCCGGTCAAAGCCGCGCTGGAGGCGTTCAACCAGGCGCTCGGCCCTTTGATCGATACGCTCGGTCGTGCGCTGGTTCCCATCGTGCAACAGCTGGCGGATTGGATAGTGGCCCTCGTCGAAACGCTCAAGCCCTTCATCACGGTAATCATGCAAGTGGTCCAGCAGTTGCTGGCGGCGCTTCAACCCGTGTTTGACGCCTTGCTTCCCGTAGTCGCCGCGGTGGGGCAGATCTTCGCGCAATTGGCGCCCGTAGTGTCGCTGGTTGTTCGATTGATAGCCGGACCGCTCGCCACGGGGCTGAAGATAGTGGCGCCGATTCTCAACGTTTTTGCAGGGCTGTTGGATGCGCTGATGCCCATTATCGAAATTCTTGCCAAGGCGCTGGACATTTTGAGCCGGCCCGTGGAAATCGTAGCGCTCATTTTCGGATGGTTGATGCAAAAGCTTATCGCCTTCGGCACCATGATTATATACATCATTACTTTCCAGTGGGGCAAACTGAAAAATATCAATTGGGGTCAGACCATTGGTGAACTGGGGGCATCGATCGCGGATGTACTCACCCGGCCCCTGGTAGATCTGGGGATGGCGGGGGTTCCCGAAGCGGCGGCCGGGGGCACGGCGGCCGGCGGCGGCGCAAATCTGGGTAGCACGACGACGATCCAGCGGGCGCCCGACATCTACATCTACCAGTACTTCCAAGCTCCGATAATCGGCGTAGGGGGGATGCAGGAGGTAGGGGAGTTCATGGCAGACGCTCTGCGGCGCTTTGTTGGCATTGGCGGGCGGATCCATATCATTGAGGGTCTGGCGCCTGTAACGGGATAGGGGCATGGCATACTTCGTCCCGACCACCACCGAGTTCGATAATGCCGTCAAGGATCGCACCTCCCCGCGTTATCTGAAGATCCTCATCGACACCAATGGGGACGACGTCCTCGAGGACCTCACCTCGTATCTGGACAACAACCAGGTCTCGGGTGGAGGACGGCTCGAGGGGGATTTGGGAGGCACCAAGCAATATTCAGTCCGCCTCAAGAATAGCAGCCAGGTTTTCCACGAAGGCGACTTTGCCGGCGCTGCCTGCGCCATCGAGGCCAAGGTAGGGGTCGGGACCTCGTACATTCGCATTTTCACCGGGTTTGTTGCCGAGGAAGGATGCCAGCGCGACAAGCTGAATCTAACTTCGGACACGGTGACGCTGCAGTTCCAGGATGCCTCGAAGAGCCGAGGCATGAACCGCAAGACCTTACCGATCACCTACGTCAATCACAAGATTTGCGACACCGTGACACCCTCCGCCTCTCTGTTTCATAAGCTGGCCTACCAGCTCGGCCTGGTCGCCGCGGATCTGGAGACCGCGACGATCGATCACACCAAGGGTTACCTGCCTTTGGAGGGAAAATCCACGGTGTGGCAAGAGCTCCAGGACCTGGCCTCCCAATACCTGGGGCATTTGTACTTTCGCTACGATGGCAAGCTGCGGCTGATCAGCCGGCACCAGCAGGGCTGGAGTGAGCCCACCAGCGAGTGGACCTTCGACGACACCAATATCCACCGGTGGACTGGCAAGAGCACCGGGATCGCCTGTAACCGGGTACGCACGGAGTTCGAGTACTACGAGAACCTCGGCCAGCGGGTGATCTACAAGAACACGGATTCCTGGGACCAGGCCAACGAGCGCAACGCCATCGAGGTGGCCGCTGGCGCTTACTGGCCAGGCCCCAACGCACAGGACAAAGCGCAGCTCCATTACAAGGATCCGGCTTCCGGGGAAAGCTTCCTCGTGGGGATCAGCATCCAAACTCCTACGATCGGGGCCGTGGGAAGCGCCTCGGACATCGAGTGCTCTGGGGGCTTGCTCACCCTGGTCAGCTTCAACGGTTCCACCGGGGATACCCAGCAGAACCCAGGCAGTTCTGAAATCATCCTGCGCAACAACACCGGCGGCACGATCACGATCCGCAAGTTCGAGATCCGGGGAACGGCCCTGCGGGTGGCCAAGAAGATCGTGGTGGAGGACCTGGATAGCGCGATCAGCGATGACTGGGAATGGGTCGATAAAACGATTCCCGGGAAATACGCAGTGTCGGATACCCAAGCACACGTCACCACGCAGCGCTGGGTGGAGTTTGGCAAAGTCAAGCGCAAGCTGTTCGATTTTACTACCGACTGGATTCCGCAGATCCAAGAAGGAGCTGTTGTCACTTTCCATCCGGATGCGGACATCAATATGAATGCGGTGGTGGAGAGCTTCGCCCACGACTGCGCCGGATCCCCGAGGAAATGGACTACCAAGATCCAACTCCGGGAAAAAGAAAGCTTCACCCCCTCCGGCTCGCCGAAGCTGATCGTGCAGGCCCAGGGCGAAGCATCAACCGAAACCGCCCAGGAGTTCGTCACCCACCAGGAGCTGCTGGACGGCTTCGACAATGCCCCGAGCGGCGGCACTACCACTCCTACGCAAGTCACGGTCGGACTCTGCCGCGGCTTCTTCAAGGGGATCGAGCTCAAGTGGGACCGGCAGCTGAACCTGACGAACTTCGACCATTACGAGATCCAGGTAAGCGACGATCAGGTTACCTGGTATAGCCTGAAGTTCGACGGTACTGACTGGAAGGACCAGGTCGGTGGAGTCACGAGTTGGCAGGCCGAAATCCTGTTCCACACGAATATCCCGTTCGACGGCAGCGCGGAGATCCCCACCGGCAAGCTGCTGTACTACCACGTCCGCAGGGTGACCAAGGCCCCGGCTCAGGGGACGTGGAGCGCCATCGTTTCAGCCACCACGGAAGCGCTGGTGACCGGAGATTACGCGGCTTACCAGCTCACCGCCTACAAGCTCGACGGCTACGCCCGGAGCCAGCACGGCGTGTTCCTGGAGGTCTTCGAGGCCCCGCCGAGCGAGTGGAACAACTGGGCAGGCTCGGGCACCGAGACGATCCAGAATGATGTCGGAGTGTGCGGCGGCAAGGCTTACCAGACGGCGGGCTACCGCCGGCGGACGTTCCACAAGAACATTCCCTTTGACCCGTCGAAGCAGTACCGGCTGCGCTGCCGGGTCCGCAGGACGGCCACCTCTGACGCTGCGAAGCAGCAGTTCTATTGCGGCATCGAGGGTGTGCGGGCCGACGGGGTGATGTTGTGCAACCAGACTGGGATAGATAGCTATGGCAGCCAGCACTACATCTGCGCCAACAGGGACGGCTCAACCTGGACCCTCAACGAGTGGCAGACCTTCACGGGCTGGTTCAAGGGTACCGCGGTGACCGGGGAGGGCACCGAACACCCGAACGGTAACGACCCGGCGAAGCTCCATGAGAACGTCCGCTACATCCGCCCGCTTTTCATTATGAACTACTCCAACGGTCCCGTCGGCAACGTGATGCAGTTGGACTACATCGCCATCGACGTGTTCGACGAGGACGAGCTGTACCGCACCTACGCCGGGCTGAACGTGGACGGCACGGTGGCCGCCAACAAGGTCGTGGCGAACAGCATCCTGGCGAACGCGGTGGAGACCGCGAAGCTCAACGCTCTGGCGGTGACTGGAGACAAGATCGCCGCCAATACCATCAGCACGAACAAGCTGATCGCCGCCGAGATCGCTACCATGCTCCTGTCGGCCACAAGCGCCGTGATCGTCGGGCAGGACTATGAAGGTACTCCTCCTGCGGGCGCGCAGCGGGTCGTGTGTGATGACAATGAGTTGCGGCTGGACGAGTACAATGGCAGCTCTTGGGACGTGATCTTCCGCGTCGGTGGGGACGACATGCTCAAGTGGTACTTGCAAGCCCGCGGCCTGATCAAGACCGGGACAGACATCTCCGGAGTGGAGGTAGGGGACGGAGCACCCAGCGGTACCCAGATTTTCGACTTCGAGAATGATTATCAGAACAAGGCTGGCTCGGACCCCTGGGACAGCAAGATCGACTTGGTGTTCTCGGCGCTCAGCAAGTTTGGCTCCTACGCCCTGACCGCTTCGGCGGCGACCGGGCGTTTAACGGAGACGGCAGCGCTGGGAATACCCGGAGTCGACTTCGGGTTGTCGTTCTGGCATTACAAGCCGGTAAGAACTACGGACCGGGTATTGTTCCAGGCAGTAAAAACGATGAAACAGATAGGCTCAGGTCTGTCCCTCGCAGGAATATCTTACCCTGTCCTGGCTGAGCTGAACTCCACCGATGTTGCCTTCATCGATGGTCTGATAGACGAGCTTCGCACTTACCGTTTCAACGGGTCTACTTGGTCGCTGGTCGGCTCAGGTTTATCTATTCCGGGTATCGGTGCCCCCGCTCTGGCCGCGCTGAACTCCACGGACGTTGCTTTTATCGATCATGCGCTGGACGAGCTTCGCACTTACCGTTTCAACGGGTCTACTTGGTCGCTGGTCGGCTCAGGTTTATCTATTCCGGGTATCGATGTCCCTGCTCTGGCTGCGCTGAACTCCACGGACGTTGCCTTCATCGATTATACGCTGGAATCGCTTCGCACCTACCGTTTCAACGGGTCTACTTGGTCGCTGGTCGGCTCAGGTTTATCTATTCCGGGTATCGATGTCCCTGCTCTGGCTGAGCTGAACTCCACCGATGTTGCCTTTATCGATTATGCGCTGAAATCGCTTCGCACTTACCGTTTCAACGGGTCTACTTGGTCGCTGGTCGGCTCAGGTTTATCTATTCCGGGTATCGGTTTCCCCGCTCTGGCCGCGCTGAACTCCACGGACGTTGCTTTTATCGATCATGCGCTGGACGAGCTTCGCACTTACCGTTTCAACGGGTCTACTTGGTCGCTGGTCGGCTCAGGTTTATCTATTCCGGGTATCGGTTTCCCCGCTCTGGCCGCGCTGAACTCCACCGATGTTGCCTTTATCGATGATGCGCTGGAATCGCTTCGCACTTACCGTCTCGCCGGCATGGTGCTGTGGGAAACTTCTACCGGGTACAAGCTCATCATCGATGGGACGGTCGAGCAGACGGGAGCGGCAACCGAGACGCAGTGGCACCACGTGGGGCTTACCAGCCGGGATGTTGCGGGGCAAAAAAAGTGGGGCTTGGCCGTTGATGCTTGGAGCGTCGAGACGAATATCGCCGCGTACCCAGTCGTCTCCGGGGCTTGGCTGGACATCTTTTTGGATACGAGTGCTCGGGTAGATGATTTCGCATCCTTAGCCACGAGCGCACTGTTGAGTTTGGCGGAGATGCTATCTCACTACGCTATCGGCCAGCCCTGGGTCGATGCCTCTACCGGGATCGACGCGCTGCTGGACCTGTTCCTGATGGCCAAGAGCGGCGGGACGATCAAACTGCTGAGCCCGACCGGGTATTACAGCCCCGTCGCAGGCGAGCCGAGCCTCGGGACGCCGCACGAGCACCACAAGGTCATCTACACCAATGCCTCCTTGGCAGCTAATGCCAATCCAACGATTGATCTATCGGGAGATGTTCCGGCCGGCGTGACCCTGGTGTTCGTCTGGTACGCTTGCTACTTTGGGGGCGGGGGAAACACTTGGCTCAAGAATACGGCAGAAACGGTGAAGTACGCAAAGGTTCGGCAGAATGCGAATGTACACGCGGGAGCGCAGGCATTCGTAACGCTCGATTCAAGCCGGAAATTCAAGTTTGTCAATGAAGTTGCGGTCTCTGAACTGGACATGGAGTTGACCTACTACTGGTACTGACGTTGCACAAAGAATAGGGATGAGTGACGGGGCACCAATTGACAGACGACAAGCGCGACGAAAAAATGTGATGCTTGAAGGAATAGCGATCGACGTAAGTGTACGCACAGATCGAGATAAGGAAGATCGCATGAGTTAGGAGTCAACATGGATGAGCTTGAAGAACGAGTCCTACGCCTCGAAATCTGGAAGGGTGAGAATGGCGCCCATGGGGCTGAAGATCGACTCTCCGGGGTTGAGAGTCGTCACGAGGCTTGTATGATTGACCGACTGCCTGTGCGAGTGAAGGAGCTTGAGGACACTGTTGGGAATCCGAACCGGATAGTTAAGATTGTGAGGGAGGCTGGGTTTATGACCGAAGCTGATGCTACGAAGATTGCGAACTCGGCTGTCGAGGGTGCATTCGCAAAGATCAACGGCAGAGATCAGACTGCTATCGAAAAGTTGAAGGCCGCAGCCCCAATTATAGTTGCCGTGATCGCTTTGGCTGGTACGGTAGCAGCACCGTTCATAGCTCGTGCTCTGTACATGCCCAAGCCGTAGGAGTATCAGATGTACGAGGCCAGACAGCGAGTGTTCCTCGACCTGGTGGATACAGGTTATGAAAAATCCATGCCTTCGAAATTGCCTCTTTGGAAATCGGTGCAAGTATGACTGAGATTAATGTATCAGCGCATACGCCTTTCCACACACAGTGCAACAACCGCTTCTTTCCTGAGTCCAGCTGCAATACGACCTCGGCGGTGATGTGGATGCTCGACTGCGGCATCCCCGTCCCGGCCACCGCGCCGCTGCAGCCCGAGGACTACCTCACCGGCCTCTCCGAGCTGCCAGAGGCCTACGAGCTCATGCGCCAGGTGGCCCCCTGGGCTTACCGCGATGGCCGTCCCGTCCTGCGGCCGGCGATGATCCACGAGTGCCTGGACTGGGCCGTGAATCGCTTCGCTGGCCGGCGGGTGATCGGCTTTCGGACAGACCTCCGGTACGAGGATTTGGTCGCAGAACTCGCGAGCGGCAAGGCTGTGATCGTCTCTGGCAACTTCACCCCACAGGGGCACATGGTCTGCCTGGTCGGCGTGCGCACGCGGCAGGAGCGGACGGAGCTCGGGGATCCGACGCAGGTGCAGCTGGCAAGTATCGATGGCTGGATCGTGGATGACCCCTACGGCGACTTCCATACGGCATACCACGATCGGCATGGCAATGACCGATTCTTTTTCTTCGACCAGTTCGACCGGCTGACGAAGTTTCCTTGCCGCAACAGGAAGTGGGGCCATGTGTATCTGGAATGAGGCGGAAACGAAACATCGCGGTAAAGAGGATAGGAGATGAACGCGAAAAACTTGATTCAAATCTGTTGGGTGTTCGAGGCGATGGCGTTGCTGATCGTTGTCCCGATAGCCTGCGCGTGGATGCCGGTGGACCGGCTGGAGATATTCGGTAAGATCGTCCCGGCGCTGATAGGCGCGGTGCTGGGTCAGGGGCTCGCGGCGGCTGGCGGGCCCGAAGTGAAACGTCTCATTGAGTCGAGGAAGAAAACGGGTCGTTGACCCGTCGCCAGGGTAGGTCTGGAAATCCAGGCAAACGAAAGTCAGACCACCCCGGCAACTTTTCGCGGAGGTATAGTATGGGTGCAAAGTTCAACTGGAAGAAGTTCTGGCCGGCGTTCCTGACCGGGACTTCATGGATGACCTTGGCGATCCTGTATGGGTTCAGCGTGCCGCTGACCCTGTACAGCCTGATCGTGCCGCTGATCGCCCAGGCAACCGGGATCATCCTGGGTATCATCTGGACCCCCGCGGCCGGGGAATAGGTCGTGAAGTATGCGTGGATTCCGGCGTTGGCGTTGGGGATGGCGCTGGGCGCTTGCCTTGTGTATCTGGCTTTCGCTTTGCCTCTCGGCCGCAACGCCGCGAATCTGCGCAACGACCTCAAGCGAATTGGGACCGGACTGGCCGCAATTACTGAACAGCTTGAACGAGATCGAGTCCGGCTTGCTGCTGATCGAGTTGCCCTTGAGCGAGATCGAAAAGCGGTTGATCGCGAGAGAGACCGAATTGGGCGAGATCGAGCAGCGCTTGAATCTGCGCGAATCGGCCTTGGACGAATCAGAGCAGGACTTGAGGCGGCGCGAGAGTTTGCACGAAAGTATGCGGACCGACCTTGAGGCTGCGGAGGAAAAACTCAAGCGCGGCTGGCTGTGGCTGCTCCTGGCCGCCGCCGCCGGCGCTGGGGTAGGATACGTAATAGCGAAATAGGAGGAGACATGAAAAGCGAAATGATCGAGATCGGCTCCACGATTCGCGTGGAGAACGG